ACGAATTTACCGATGAGCCGGTTTGACCGGCATTTCAAAAAAGATAACCTGAATCACTACATTTTTAATGTGTATTTCTGAGATTGGAGGAATAATTCAATGAGTAAACTTGTTTGGGATAAAGTTGGAGAACGCTTCTATGAAACTGGCGTTGACCATGGCGTTCTCTACCCGATTCAGACGGGTGGACAGTATAACAAAGGTGTTGCTTGGAACGGTCTGAGTGCGGTGACAGAGAGCCCTTCTGGTGCAGAGCCTTCCCCGATTTATGCAGATAACATCAAATATCTGAATCTGATGTCCGCAGAGGATTTCGGCGGTACGATTGAGGCTTATACTTCTCCGGATGAATTTGCGGAGTGTGATGGCTCTGTCGAAGTTGCTCCAGGTGTCTTTGCGGGCCAGCAGAGCAGGAAGATTTTCGGTCTTTCCTATCGTACCATTCTTGGTAACGATGTAGATTCCAATGACTACGGCTATAAACTGCATTTGGTATATGGTTGTCTGGCTTCTGTTTCTGAAAAGGGCTATACCTCTGTGAATGACAGTCCAGAGGCAATCGCTCTGTCTTGGGAATTCAGTACGACTCCCGTGGAAATTACGAAGACGATCGACGGTAAGAAGCTGAAGCCAACTGCAATTCTTACCCTGGATTCCACTAAGGTTAATGCAGAGAATCTGGCAGCTCTGGAAGAAATCCTGTATGGTAAAGACCCGACTACCCCTGAGGGTAACGACGGTGTTGATCCAAGACTTCCGCTTCCCGATGAAGTGATCGAGCTTCTGACTGCTGAAGACCTCCCTTAATGAGCCTTTCCGTTAAGCCTGAAGACGGAGAGGCTGTTTTATTCGGAAAAACAGTAAATGAATTACAGAGTGATGTGGTTGTCTCCGATGATGAGGTGACAGGCACTCTGAAGTATGTCGATGGTTATGTTGATTTCAGCAGTAATGTTTCAGAACAGTCAGGCAATTATCTGGCTCTCAAGATTGAAGCTGAGCCGGCTGAAGCTGAAACGGTTGTTGAACTTGTAGGCGGTACCAAAGGACCGGTTACTCTCGATGACGACATGAACATCGTACTTCTTATCAAGAATAAGGATACTCAGAGCATTAAGGTGACTACCACACACAACGAGGAAAGTGTCACTAAGACTTATGGTCTTTCCGGACTTACCTTGGAAACAGAATAATGTAAATGTATAGGAAGCCTCGTATTCAATGTGCGGGGCTTCTTTTTATTTGAAAGGAGAAAAAATTATGCTTAAGAAAACTATTCCCTATATCGATCTGAATGGCGTTGAAAGAAAAGAGGATTTCTATTTTCACCTGTCAAAGCCGGAAATTGTAAAGATGCAGACAAGTGTTAAGGGCGGCTATGACGTGCAGCTCAAAAGCATTGGCGCCGGTGCCGATGGCGGCCAGATTATGGAGTTCTTTGAGGACCTTATTAAGAAGGCTTACGGTGTCAAGAGTGAGGATGGCCGTCGCTTTATGAAGTCCGAAGAGATTTCCAGATCCTTTATGGAATCCCCTGCTTACGAGGTTCTCTTCGAGGAACTGGTTACAAATGACAAGGCAGCAGCAGACTTTGTGAACGCAGTGATGAATGTTGGTAATTCTGCAACGACTCCTGCAATCGCAGCAAACGCTCAGAGTTAAAGGAGATGTAAGAGATGCTCCGAATCACAATACCATCCACAGAATTCTGGGATGAGGTGAAGCAAGAGTTTGTTTACACAAAGGCTCAGACCTTGCAATTGGAGCATTCTCTTGTTTCTCTTTCAAAATGGGAATCGAGATGGAATAAGCCGTTTCTGACAAAGCAGGAAAAAACTTTGGAAGAAACTATAGATTATGTAAAATGCATGACTCTTACGCAGAATGTAAATCCGGAAGTTTATAACTATCTGACAAACAGCAATATCAATGAGGTAAATAAGTATATCGCACTTCCTATGACTGCCACCCGGTTTTTCGAAGAGAAAAAAACACAGGGTAGCAGAGAGCAGATTACGGCGGAACTCATTTATTACTGGATGATAGCTTTGAACATTCCGTTTGAATGCCAGAAGTGGCATCTCAATAAATTGTTCACTCTGATAAGAGTATGCGATGTGAAAAGCAGGCCGCCGAAGAAGCATAGCCGCAGGGAAATTATGAAGCGGAATGCGGCATTGAACGCGGCTCGAAGAAAGAAATGGAACACGAAAGGGTGATTACTATGAGTAATAGCAGCTTGGTGAATTGTACGGTAAAAAGTCCAAACCACAGCGGAGCTAGGACACATTCGATTGACCGAATCACTCCGCATTGTGTAGTTGGACAGCTTTCGGCAGAATCTATTGGCGGCTGCTTTACCAGTCCCAGTAGAGAAGCGTCCTGTAATTATGGAATCGGGACTGATGGACGAGTTGTTCTGTGTGTAGACGAAGCAAACAGAAGCTGGTGTTCTTCCAGTAACGCAAATGACCAGCGGGCTGTGACAATTGAGTGCGCCAGTGATATGACCGATCCATATGCCATGACAAGTGCAGTATATGAGAAGCTGGTGGCTTTGTGTGTTGATATCTGCCAGAGAAATGGCAAGTCAAAACTAATCTGGTTTGGCGACAAAGATAAATCTCTGAATTACAGTCCGAAGTCGAACGAGATGATCCTCACGGTTCATCGATGGTTTGCTAATAAAGCCTGTCCTGGGGATTGGCTGTATTCCAGGCTGGGAGACCTTGCGAATCGAGTAACATCTCAGCTTGGCGGAAGTACGACGGACAGTACCTCCAAAACTTACAAAACAGGTCTGTATAAGGTTGATGTCGGCGATCTGAACATTCGAAAAGGCCCCGGGACAAATTATGGAATCAATGGAATGATTACTGACCGGGGTACTTATACGATTACCGAAATTCAGAACGGTTACTGGGGTAAGCTGAAATCCGGTGCCGGATGGATCAGTGTTCATGAGGCTTATTGTACCTATAAAGGTGCGGCTTCCGGCGAATCAGAAGAAAAACCTTCAAGTAATTTTCTGGTTCAGGTAGACATTCCCGATTTGTATATCCGCAAAGGCCCTGGAACGAATTACGGAAACAATGGTTTTTGTCCGAAAGGCGTATATACCATTGTCGAAGTTAAGAGCGGTGCCGGTTCCGATGCTGGATGGGGTAAGCTGAAATCCGGTGCCGGATGGATTTCCCTGGATTATGCAACTCGGATTTAAAGAGGACATACCATGATAAGTTTCAGACAAAAGGGTGACTTCTCCAAGTTGACCCGCTTTCTGGAAAGAGCAAAAGAAGCGGTTCATATTGGAGACCTGGATAAGTTTGGTAAAGAGGGAGTAGCCGCCCTTGCGTCTGCAACACCGGTAGATTCTGGGGAAACGGCGAATTCCTGGTATTACGAAATCGAGAATCGAAAAGGTTCAGTTACGATTTCATTCCATAATTCAAATGTTCAAAATGGAGTTCCAATTGCTGTTATTTTGCAGTATGGACATGGGACTCGAAATGGCGGCTGGGTACAGGGGCGAGATTATATCAATCCTGCTATCCAGCCTATTTTTGACAAAATTGCAAATAACGCATGGAAGGAGGTTACTAAGCTATGAGTACGACAATTGACGAAAGAGTCGTTGAAATGCGATTCGATAACAAGCAGTTTGAGCAGAATGTTCAGACCAGTATATCGACAATTGAAAAGCTCGAAAAAAGCTTAAATCTCAAAGGTGCCTCCAAAGGATTGGAAGATGTGAATGCCGCAGCCAAAAACTGCAACATGACTCCGCTTTCCAATGCAGTTGAGACGGTAAAGATGCGGTTCTCAGCGTTGGAAGTCATGGCGGTTACGGCTCTGGCAAACATCACAAATTCAGCGTTAAATGCTGGTAAAAATATTGTTTCTGCACTGACGATTGATCCGATTAAGACGGGATTTCAGGAGTACGAAACACAGATCAATGCGGTTCAGACCATTCTTGCCAATACGCAGAGTAAAGGGACAACGATTGATCAGGTAAATGCTGCTCTTGATGAGCTGAACAAATATGCCGACCAGACGATTTACAATTTTACGGAAATGACCCGTAATATTGGTACTTTCACAGCGGCCGGCGTTGATTTGGATAAATCAGTAACCTCAATCAAAGGTATTGCAAACTTAGCGGCTGCTTCAGGTTCTAACGCTTATCAAGCCAGTACCGCTATGTATCAGCTTTCGCAGGCGATTGCAGCAGGTAAGGTTAGTTTGCAGGACTGGAACTCCGTTGTGAATGCGGGAATGGGCGGTCAGCTATTCCAGGATGCTTTAAAGAGAACGGCCGAACACTTTGGCGTGAATATGGACGCCATGATTGAGAAGTACGGTTCATTCCGAGCGTCTTTGACCGAAGGCGGATGGCTGACGACCGAAGTGTTGACCGAAACTCTGACGCAGTTGTCTGGAGCTTATTCGGAGGCAGACCTTATTGCTCAGGGATATACCGAAGAACAGGCTAAAGAAATTACGGAACTGGCTCAAACGGCATTGGATGCGGCTACTAAGGTAAAGACATTCACGCAGTTATGGGATACTCTGAAAGAATCGGTTCAATCCGGATGGACTCAAAGCTGGGAGATTATTATTGGCGATTTCGAAGAAGCAAAAGAGCTTTTAACCGAGGTCAGCAATGCTCTTGGCAACATGGTAAATGCTTCTGCCGAAGCAAGAAACAAGATGTTGCAGGACTGGAAAGACCTTGGCGGTCGAACCGTCTTGATCGAATCGGTAAGAAACGCCTTTGAAGGTTTGGCAGGAGTAATAAAGCCTATCCGAGAGGCATTTAAGGAAGTCTTTCCACCGATGACAGGAGAGCAACTTTACAATCTTACCGTCGGATTGCAGGAACTCACAGAAAAATTCAAAATAGGTGAAGAAACGGCGAATAACCTGAAGAGAACATTCAAAGGGGTATTCGCTTTATTTGATATCGGGCTTCGGGGTGTCAAAGCACTGGTTGGCGGATTTGCCGACCTGATTGGTTATGTGGCTCCGGCCGGAGACGGGATTCTTGGTTTTACAGCCAGCATTGGAGATTTCATTGTTGGTATTGATGAAGCCATTAAATCTTCCGATGCCTTTAACAAAGCTATCGAGGGAATCGGAGATTTTCTGAAACCAATTGCAGATGGAGTAAAGACCTTTGTAAAAACAGTCGCCGATGCTTTTAGCGAGTTTGCGAATGTTGATACCAGTGGTCTCGATAATTTTGCGGATAAGGTACAGACCCGATTTGAACCGTTTGTAAAATTAGGCGAACTGGTAAAGAAGGCGTTTGAGGGTATTATTGGGATTGTCGAGAAGGCGGCTCCAGTTCTATCGAAGCTCGGTTCCATTGTCGCAAATGCGTTTGGAAACCTTGGGGAAGCAATTCTCACAGCATTTGATACTGCAAGTTTTGACCCGATTTTAGACTTGATCAATACTGGATTGTTTTCTGCAATTCTAATCGGAGTGAAAAAGTTCATTGATTCTCTATCGGAAATCACAGAAAACGGCGGCGGAATTCTTGGTTCGTTCAAAGATATTTTGGATGGGGTTAAGGGAAGCCTCGAAGCATGGCAGTCGAGTCTAAAGGCTGGGACTCTTCTGAAAATTGCCGGCGCTATGGCAATTCTGACCGCAGCGATTGTAGCATTGTCTCTGGTTGATTCCGAGAAGCTAAATGCATCCTTGGGAGCTTTGAGTGTTCTGTTCGTTGAACTGCTTGGCTCTATGGCTATCTTTGAAAAGATAATGAACGGAGCGGCAATCAAGGGAATGGGACAGTTGACCATTGCGATGATTGGGATGTCTACCGCTGTTCTTATTCTTGCAGGGGCAGTTCAAAAATTATCTGGTTTGGATTGGGATGAGCTTCTAAAAGGATTAGTCGGTGTTGCTGGGTTATCCGCTATTTTGGTAGCATCTGCAACAGCACTCTCCAAAACATCGAAAGGGCTGATAAAAGGTTCTGCTGGTTTGGTAGTATTTGCGGCAGCGATTCGAGTGCTTGTAGGAGCAGTTGAGGATTTGGGAGCTTTGGATGTAGGTTCTTTGGCTAAAGGTCTAATCGGAGTTGGCGTTCTTTGCACAGAACTAGCATTGTTCCTGAAGGCTACGGATTTGGATGGAATGGGTGTTCTGAAAGGAACCGGTTTGGTTCTTCTTGCAGCGTCCATCAATATTCTGGCAGCTGCGGTTAGTGCGTTTGGTGCTTTGGATATTTCCAGTCTTTTGAAGGGACTATCTGCGATTGCAGTAGTTCTTACCGAGCTGGCGGTATTCACCAAAGTGACAGCAAACGCAAAACATGTAATTTCCACCGCTACAGCGATGACGATTCTTGGAGCAGCCATGCTCGTGTTTGCCGAAGCTGTAGAAAAGATGGGGGACTTGTCCTGGGGAGAGATTGGACGAGGTCTTACCACAATGGCTGGTTCTCTGGCGGCCGTGACAGTTGCAATGAATCTTCTTCCGAATGGAATGATATCGAAAGCGACTGGAATGGTAGAGGTCGGTGCGGCATTACTCATTATTGGCGAAGCAGTTCGAAATATGGGTGGAATGTCCTGGGATGAAATTGCCAGAGGATTAGTAACCCTTGCAGGTTCCATGACCATTCTTGTTGTGGCGCTTAATGCGATGAAGACTGCACTTCCGGGCGCAGCAGCTGTTCTTACGGTGTCCGCTGCGTTAGCGATATTCACTCCGGTTCTCAAGTCACTGGGAAATATGTCCTGGGAGAGCATCGCTAAAGGACTGGTGGCACTGGCGGGTTCTTTTACTGTTCTCGGTGTCGCAGGAGTGGCATTAGGGCCATTGACCCCAGCTATTTTAGGACTTTCGGCCGCAATTGCTGTGTTGGGAGTAGGATGTCTGGCCGCAGGTGCTGGTATTCTCGCATTTTCCACTGGACTTTCTGCTCTGGCAGTATCTGGAGCGGCGGGAGCAGCGTCTTTGGTAGTGGCAGTATCCAGTATTCTCAGTCTGATACCACTGTTGTTCGAATCTATCGGGGAAGGAATCCTTTCTCTTGCTGGAGTAATTGCAAATGGCGGGCCAGCTATTGCTGAGGCATTTACCGTATTGGTTCTTGCCGCAGTCGAGGCTTTGGTTACGGCTGTGCCAGCGGTCGTGGACGGATTATTTGTCCTGATCGACAGTGTCCTTTCGGCTCTGGTCGAACATACACCGACCATCGTGGAGCAGTTATTCGATATTCTGATTGGGATTATTCAGGCTATCACAACGAAACTACCGGAATTGATTAAAGCTGGCGTAGAGTTACTGATGGCTTTCTTTGACGGGGTAATCGACGCCTTGAGTAGTATTGATGTGAATGTACTCATCAAAGGAATCGCTGGAATTGGTTTGCTCTCAGCAATTATGCTTGCTCTCAGTGCTGTTGCTTCCTTGGTACCGGGGGCTATGGTTGGTGTTCTCGGAATGGGTGCGGTCATTGCGGAGTTGGCATTGGTTCTGGCGGCTGTCGGCGCTCTGGCTCAGATTCCTGGGTTGGAATGGCTTATCGGTGAGGGCGGAAATCTTCTTCAGGGAATTGGTACTGCGATTGGCAAATTTGTCGGTGGCATTGTTGGCGGCTTCATGTCCGGAGTCTCCAGTCAGTTCCCTCAAATTGGCGCAGACCTTTCTGCATTTATGACGAATGTGCAGCCATTTATCGAAGGCGCTACACAGCTTAATCCTTCTATGCTGGACGGTGTGAAAGCATTGGCGGAAACCATCCTTATCCTGACAGCAGCCGATATTCTGAACGGATTGACTTCCTGGCTTACAGGAGGATCTTCCCTGAGCGATTTTGCTACCCAACTCGTTCCCTTCGGTGAAGCAATGCGGGATTTCTCCATTGCTATTGCCGGTATGGACGGGGAATTGGTGGCAAATGCGGCTACTGCCGGAAGGACGCTTGCGGAGATGGCGGCAACTCTTCCGAATTCTGGAGGGGTTATCGGATTCTTCACAGGCGAAAATGATATGAGCGCATTCGGAGCTCAGCTTATTCCGTTTGGCGAGGCGATGATGGGCTTTGCAAATGCCGTAAGAGGACTGGATGCGGATACCGTAACGAATGCTGCTACCGCAGGAAAGGCTATGGCTGAAATGGCGACCACAATTCCGAATTCCGGAGGCGTGGTAGGATTCTTTGCTGGTGAAAATGATATGGACGCTTTCGGCGAGCAGCTTGTGCCGTTTGGTGAAGCAATGATGCTGTTCTCTCAGGCTGTAAAGGGTCTGGATGCGAATGTGATCGTGGAATCTGCTACAGCGGGAAAAGCTTTGATCGAATTGGCAAATACGGTTCCAAACAGTGGTGGTGTCGTTGGTTTCTTTACTGGAGAGAACGACATGGATACGTTCGGGGAGAAGCTGGTGCCGTTCGGTAGAGCGATGAAATCCTACTCTGACGCAATTGCAGGCATCGATGTGGAGGCGGTTACGAATTCGGCAACGGCTGGCAAAGCGGTAGTTGAGCTGGCGAATACGTTGCCAAATACGGGTGGATTGGTAAGTTGGTTTACCGGAGACAACGATATTGCATCCTTTGGTACAAGTCTGGTTTCCTTTGGTAAGAGCTTCGCGCAATATTCTGACTATATGAAGGATGTGGATGCGAATATCGTTACTACCACGACCAATGCTGCGACATCGATTGTTGAGCTTCAGAAAAGTCTTCCCAAAGAAGGTGGATGGTTCTCTGATGATATGACACTTGCCAGCTTCGGCAGCGATATGGCTTCGTTCGGAGCTCATTTCAGCAATTATTACAACAGCATCAGCGGTATTGATACGACATTGCTGTCCGGAGTAATTACCCAGACAAATCGGCTTGTAAGTATGGCAAATGGGATGGTTGGTCTGGATACAAGCGGTATGACTTCTTTCAGTTCCGCATTGACAACACTTGGTGAAACTGGTGTGACCGGATTTATCAATGCGTTCAATAATGCAGAATCGAAAGTAACGGCTGCGGCTTCGAGTATGTTGTCATCCTTCATCAATGGAGCAAATGCAAAGAAATCCGAACTGACAACAACGTTCACCACGCTGGTTCAGGCTGTATTGACAGCTATCAATGGAAAACAGGGCGAGTTCCAGACCAGTGGTTCCACACTTATGGTTAAGTTTATAGCCGGAGTACGATCTCAGGATAGTCCTTCCAGAACAACCTTTACCAATATCGTTAGCGGTTGTTTGACTGCAATACGAAATAAGTATGGGGAATTTACATCGACCGGAACCCAGACCATGGTGAAGCTGATTGCTGGTGTCAGATCACAGGACAGCAGTGCTCGGATGGCATTCACAAACATCATCAGTGCTTGTCTTACGGTGATTAAAAATAAGTATGGTGAGTTTACCTCTACTGGTAGCGAGTGCATGGTTAAGTTTATCGCCGGTGTGAGAAGCAAGGATAGTGAACTCCGAACCGCATTTACAACCACGTTGAGTGGTTCCATAACTGCTATCAAAGATTATTATAGCCAGTTCAAATCTGCTGGTTCATATCTGGTTGACGGTTTCTGTGATGGTATCAGTGAAAATACTTGGAAAGCAGAAGCAAAAGCGAGAGCCATGGCAGCAGCAGCCGCAGAAGCGGCAGAAGATGAATTGGATGAGCATTCCCCTTCTAAACGCTTCTATGGAATCGGTAACTTTGCGGGAGTCGGCTTCATAAACGCGTTGATTGACAATGTCTCCAAGGCTGGAAAAGCCGGACGGGAAATTGCCAGATCTTCTATCGACGGACTGAACGATATTATTTCCAGGATTGCTGATTATGTGGACGCGGATATGGATGTCCAGCCTACTATTCGACCGGTTCTTGATCTGTCTGCTGTGGAAGCAGGGACTGGAAGGCTGAATACTCTGTTTAGCAGAAATCAGGCATTGTCCGTCAGCACTGGAATGAATGATCGGGTTTCCGAGATGGAAGTTCAAAATGGAGAAAGTTCTCCTACTGGAAATACCTATCAATTCACGCAAAACAATTATTCGCCTAAGGCTCTGTCGAGAATTGATATTTATCGGCAGACAAAGAATCAATTTTCGGCGATGAAAGGGCTGGTGGGTAACACATGATTAGAGCGGTAACTGTAACTAATTATTTGGGCGAATCAAAGAGATTTGAATTAGCGTTCCCGGAGGAATCCGGGTTCGCTGTTCAATCTATCAGTGGATTGGGGCCGAGCAAAGCAGATATTAACACGACAGAAATCTCTACAAATGACGGTTCACTATATAATTCAGCAAGAGTAAATTCCAGAAATATTGTCATGTCTTTGAAATTGATGTTTAATCCGCAGATCGAAGACACTAGACATGACTCCTACAAATATTTTCCGATAAAGAAGAGAGTAACACTTCTCATTGAGACGGATAATCGTATTTGTGAGACCTATGGCTATGTGGAATCGAATGAGCCGGATATTTTCAGCAGTGACGAGACAACGCAGATTTCCATCGTGTGTCCCGATCCTTATTTTTATTCTGCTGGTCCGGATGGAACCAACACAACGATTTTCTATGGGGTAGAACCTCTGTTTGAGTTTGCTTTTTCCAATGAATCTTTGACTGAATCTCTGATTGAATTCGGCGAGATCAAGAACGAAACCGAGCAGACAGTTTATTATTCTGGCGATGCTGAGATTGGGGTTGTAATTACCATCCATGCGATCGGAAACGTGAAAAATATTACGATTTACAATACCGGAACGAGAGAGGTAATGCGTATTGATACTGATAAATTGGAGCAGCTAACGGGTTCCGGAATGGTTGCCGGCGATGAAATCATCATCTCCACCATTAAAGGGGATAAATCAATTACGCTTCTCCGAAACGGTATCTACACCAATATTTTAAACTGCCTTGATAAAGATTCTGACTGGTTTCAGCTTTCTAAAGGTGATAATATTTTCGCTTATGTGGTAGAAGAAGGAACAACCAATGTGCAGTTTAAGATTGAAAACAGAACAGCGTTTGAGGGGGTATAGTTATGGAATTGATTGTTCTGGACACTTCTCTGAAAATGCTTTCTGTGCTTGATACCTTTGAGTCTCTGATATGGACGGAGCGGTATTCCGCCTATGGAGATTTCGAGGTATATACAAGTATCAATGATTCTGTTCTTGAAATCCTGAAAGACGACTATTATCTCTGGCTGAAAGAATCTGACCAGACTATGATTGTCGAGGATAGAAAGATTGAATCTGATGCTGAAAACGGAAACCACTTCACGGTAACTGGAAGGTCGTTGGAATCTATTCTGGAGCGCCGTATTATTTGGAAGCAAACAATTCTCAGCGGAAACTTTCAAAATGGAATCAAAAAGCTGCTGGATGAAAATATCATCAATCCTTCCGATGCTTCCCGAAAGATAGAGGGACTGATATTTGAGGCATCCACAGACCCGGCGATTACCGGACTGACGGTAGATGCGCAGTTTACCGGAGACAATCTGTATGACGCCATTAAAAAACTATGCGATTCCAAAAATGTCGGTTTCCGAATCAAGCTGTCCGATGATAACAAGTTTGTCTTTAAACTCTATGCTGGTGCAGACCGTTCTTATGATCAGTTTACGAATCCATATGTTATCTTTTCTCCCAAATTCGAAAATGTAATCAATACTAACTATCTGGAATCAAAGAAGACTTTGAAAACAGTTACTTTGGTTGCCGGAGAGGGGGAGGGAGCCGATCGGAGGACTACAACCGTAGCTTGTGCGTCTGGTGCCGGAACAGGTTTAAATCGAAGAGAGCTTTACACGGATGCCAGGGATGTTTCTTCGACCGTGGATAATGAAACGTTGACAGACGCCGAGTATAACGCACAGCTTTCTCAAAGAGGTTTGGAAAATCTGGCTGAGAACATCGCAACCAAATCCTTTGAAGGTAAGGTTGAAACAACGAGGATGTACCGATATGGAGAAGACTTTTTCCTGGGAGATATGATACAGATTGTGAACGAATACGGGATCGAAGGAAAAGCCCGTGTCACAGAATTCATTCGCTCCCAGAGCAAAGAAGGACTCGATTCGTATCCGACATTCGTTACCGTAGAATAGCAGGAAAGGGGTGAAGAAAAATGAGTGTCACTTATGGATTCTACAATTCAAAGAACCAAGATAGACGATACGATGCAATTCAAATGTCCAGTATTTTTGATGGGATCATTCGTGACGGCATTTTGCAGCATGTCGGGACTGCTATGATGGTGAATGCATCTACTGGCATGATGGTGAATGTCGGAATCGGTCGAGCATGGTTCAATCATACTTGGACACTAAATGACGCCTTACTTCCACTGACAGTGCCGCAGTCAGAAGTGATTCTGAATCGAATTGATGCGGTTGTTTTGGAAGTGGATTCAAGGGAATCGGTTCGCGCAAACGCAATTAAAATCATCAAAGGCACACCAGCTACCAATCCGGTGAAACCGACGATGATCAGCACAAACGACAGATGGCAGTATCCATTGGCATATATTCGGGTAAATTCTGGCGTTACGTCCATTCGTCAGGCAGATATTACCAATGCGGTTGGAACATCAGAGTGTCCATTTGTAACGGCTCCATTGGAGATGATGTCTATCGATGCTCTGGTTGCACAGTGGAAAGATCAGTGGGATGCTTTCTATGAAAAAGAGACCTCTGATATGGATGCCACAAATGCTTTCTGGAAAGAGCAGTGGACAACATGGTTTAACGCCCAGACGGAAGAAATCCAGCAATCTTATCTGGAATGGGAAAAACAGTGGGATGACTGGTATGCTTCTCAGACGGCGGATATGCAGGAGACAAACACCTATTGGAAACAGTTGTGGGCGTCCTGGTTTAACGAGTACACGAATGACAATACATCTGAAATGGCTGCGTGGAGAGAAAACGCTCAGGCATTGTTTGATGAGTGGTTCCAGCAGTTGAAGGATACTCTTTCGGAAGATGTGGAAGCGAACCTGGCAAACCAGATATTGGAGTTGCAAGAAAGGACGAAGATTCTGGAAGAAATTGTAGATGGAATTCGGACGGAATTTACCGTGTACAACAAGCTTTATGACAACGGATACGAGAATTACGACAATCTTCTCGATTCATCAGAAGAAACTATCATTGACAGTAACGTGGACCCGATTGTGGCGCGTGCATATTCCAGCTCCTTGATTCTGGATAGCAACGGTCAGCCTATCGACGGCCGCGTTATTTTTTGTATTAAGTAAAAGGAGGATATATCGAGATGAAAATTACCGATTATGAAAAGGTCCAGACACTGGATTCGAGCAATATGGTCTTAATTGACGGTAACAATGGGACCAAAACAATTCTGGTGGCGGATCTCATTAAGTCATTGATTGGGCTTATCAGCTCTCAGGATTTTATTTCCGGTGTCAATCTGTCGGAACTTACGCAGATTAACGCGCTGACAGCGGATGACAAACTGCTGATTGGAACGGCTGAAGGAAACAAGGCTATTGGTGCGGATGACGCGCTTTTTGCTATGCTGGATGCTTTCATTCCGAAAGAACAGCGCCGGATGATTTACAGGGGGAAAAATCTGGGTGCCGTTGTTACAGAAGAGCAGAAAGCCAACATCAAGAATGGAACTTTCAAAGGCTTCTTCCTGGGCGATTACTGGACAATCGGCAGCTATACATGGAGAATCGTAGATTTCGATTACTGGTATAACTGTGGCGACACAGCATTTACCACTCCGCATCTGGTTATCATGCCGGATAAGCCGCTTTATAATGCTCAGATGAATGAGACCAATATTACAACTGGCGGCTATACTGGCTCTCTGATGTACACGGAGAATTTGGATCAGGCAAAAACATTGGCAGCAAGCGCCTTCGGTGATTTGATTCTTACTCACCGCGAATACCTAACAAATGCCGTTACCGACGGACACGCTTCAGCAGGAGCTTGGTTCGATTCTACGCTTGATCTCCCGAATGAGATTATGATGTATGGATGCCATGTATATGCGGCGATGAACAACGGGACGGTAATCCCGACGAATTACACTATCGGAAAGACACAGCTTGCTCTGTTCACAGTAGTTCCGAAGCTGATTTCCAATCGTGCAACATTCTGGCTCAGAGATGTCGTTTCTTCGGCTTATTTCGCTTATGTGGACGGCCATGGCGCTGCGGGCTACAACAACGCTTCGAGCTCTCTTGGGGTTCGTCCGGTCTTCGCTATTGGTTAGTCTGAATCCAGAGGCCTTGTGCCCCCGTGAAAAACCGTACGCAGGTGACAACAATTTGTGTTATAAAGAGAAAAACTCTAAAGAAAGGTGAGAATCAAAATGGATAATAAAGTTTATAAAATCACCCTCGGAAACGGACATGTCATCGACCAGTTGAAGCTGAATGGCAACAACTTCATTTCGTCTACCGAAATCGAAAAGTCTGTATTTAGCGGGAACCTTTCCAAAGTTATTATCAATGATGGCGAGCAGGATGAAATCCATAAAAATATGGACCTCATTCATATCACTAAGATGGGTGATTCCGAATACTGGTTTGCTCTCCGGGATGTTTCTGATCAGGAAATCACACAGAAGGCATTTATGTCTGCGGCAGCCATGATGGCTGTAAAAACTCTGTCCGACGAGGAAGCTCTTACCGTGGTTTCTATCTTCCCCGAATGGTCTGCGGATTCTGTAAGTTATAAGAAAGACGATCGTGTTCGGTATGGCGACACGCTTTACAAGTGTTTACAGGATCATATTTCACAGTCGGCCTGGGCTCCGGAAGATGCCGTTTCCTTGTGGGTTAGAACAGATGATCCAGCCATTGAATGGCCCGAATGGGTACAGCCAACAGGTGCACATGATTCCTATTCCAAAGGAGCAAAGGTGACTCACAACGGGAAGAAATGGATTTCCGACATTGACGCAAATGTATGGGAACCCGGTACCCCGAGCAGCAATTGGACGGAGTACACTGAAGAATGAGCGTCCTTGTGAGTGACCGGACCGAATCCAAATTTGAAGCGATTACATATTCTATTGAATTACATGATATGTTAATCGACCTTATGCAGCGTAGTTTCGGAGTGAAAGATTTGGATCAGCTTGTTCGAGTAAGATATGCTCACGGAAAGGATGCGACAGAAGATTTTTCACGGTATAGATATTTGATGCTGAATTACAAAAATCGCATTGACCAGTTGGCTTCCATGTTGACGAGCAATGTGCGGGCAGCAAATTCTATCTATCCGACTACGCTGCATGAATATGAGAAAAGAAGAGATTATCAGAATACAGCCATAGTAAACTGCGAGCAACTTTTGAAAGAGTTGCAACGAATCGTTGAGATATTCGAAGTGGACGTTAATCTCTACAGTCGCTATGTTAAAGCTATCGACCGAGAAATCGGATTGATAAAGAAGTGGCGTCAACGAGATAACCGAATCAAGTCACAGTTAAG